GTGAGCGATGGAATGTGTGAAGTGTGGTGGCAAGACACGGGTGATCCGGACGATACAGATTTGCGGAAAGACGATCCGGATAAGAAAGTGTAAGAAGTGTGGGCATGAGTTTACGACGGAGGAGAAGATTAATGCTTAGTAAGATGTTATTGTGGAGAAAGCTGAAGTTCATTGTGCGGACAAACCAATTGACCAAGCTTTTGACGCAGCATGCCAAGGGCGAAATGACCGACAGTGAGCTAATAACGGCCTTGATCGATCATTATGCACGGTTTGAAGAGGTGAGCGGAGACGGCGGGGAGCTGCCTTCTGATTTTAAGCAACTTTATGATTCTTACTTTGCCGAGCAGCCGCAGCGGCAAGATATGAGTGACAACCGGCGGGAGTATCTGGTAGATACCACGGTGAGCCGCTCGAACACCACTGAGAGGCTACACGAGTATCAGAAACGGGGGGTGCAAAAGGTGCAGGTGATAGCCTACATCGACAGCAGGACTACCGCCATCTGCCGGAGCATGAACAATCGAATCTTCGAGATCGGGCCGGCGGCGGAGAGCCTGAGAAGCCAAGAGTCGCTTGTCCAGGATGGCGAGTTTTGGAAGAATAACAAGTATTTTTATCAGACGGGGACAGAAGAGATGTCCAAGCCCTGGCTGCCGCCGTATCACTACAACTGCAGGACACGGATTATTCCCTACGTGGAGCCGGTGGATCCGTATGAGCAGGCTTTAGATAAGCTCCACAATCTGGAGCCTTTAGAAGAAAAACAGGTGCAGACGGTGCTGGAAAATGCGAAGAATTTCAAATTTGCCAAGGGCGAGCTTGAACGGCATTTGGCAAAGCATGGGCCTAAGTTTAAGGTAGGCACAAAAGCCGAATATATGCAGATGATAAGGGAAATGATCAGCAACCCTATGAACAAGATCGCCGTGGCAATGTCCGGGCGTGATGGCCGGCTGACACTATATATCTGGAGCCCGCATCAGTGGATGTTAAACGGGCAGGACGTGCATAACCTGGTTATTTTAAGTCTTGACGAAAAACGTGCCAAAACATTTCATCCCAAGAGCCTTGCAACAATAAAGGATAACTTCAATCCGGAGGTACACGGGAAAATAAGGTGGATCACGGAGGAAGATGTATATAAAGGAGATAACACAATGGTAGGAAAAGCTGACGTTAAAGACTATGAAGACATAATCGACTACTTCGAGTGGCAGGATGGTTCAGATGAGCTGGAGATTGTGGCGCGGCTAAGATTTGAAAGAGAATGGGACACGATAGCTCCGGAGCTGAAGGAGCGGATATTGGCGGTGGACAGGATAGTGTTGGAGCGATTCGCAGATTTGTATGAAGATGATCTGACAAAACGCTACATCGCCACAATCAGGAGACGGCTGGAGATTGAGGAAGGTAAGAGATGAAACTTAAAATACTTAGGAGTAGCCAGCTCATCTACCAAAACGAAGACATACTGGAAATGAACCTCGATGCGCTGAGCTACAGCGGGATAGACTATTGGAGTCAGGAGGCGCGGACGGCGAAGGTGAAGCTGCTGCTGGATGAGGAATTGGAAGAGATACTGCTGGGTTCGCAGCGTGAGGTGAGGTGTGGGTTTCACTGCTTCAGCGCGTTTATCCAGGATACGGAGAACAACGTCCTCTACGGTGGCGTACTCGAAGAAGGCAATATCAACATCGAATACCTCTCTCTCAACGCCAAAACCGTAGAACTTGAGCTCGTCGACTTCCTGGGCCTCGTGCTGCGCCTGGCAGAAGACAGGATCTACCGTATCGAGGATAATATCACCTACCTCGATCCTGTCGCTACCATACCGCTCATTATGAACGACGTTCTCCATCCCCCTATCTCCGGACCCGAGCCCGAAACCGATACCTACACCAATGCAGACGTCCGCCGCCTCCTCGGACGCATTGGCCCCCTGAACTGGCAATATGCCCACTTGGATTACGACTACGACCTGTGGCTGCCTTACCATCTCCAAGAGGTCGAAATCATGCAGATAAAAGACCTTATGCGGGGAGAATACAACAGCCAATTCAGCCGCTACAATTTTGGCTTTACAGAGCAGACGGATGGAGTCTACTTCGTCTACTGGCAATACACTATGTTGCCGGGACTGAACCCGGAAGACTATCTCCAGTTTCTTCGCCACTGGACTTATCGACTCAATCAGACCCGCCTGGAGCTGGTCTCGCAAAACGATTGGGAAGTGCGCTGGCCAATCCCCATCCGTCCCGAGCCTATCCCGCCGCGACTGTCGAAACACGTGATTGCGGGGGAAGCTGAGTACCGAGTCAGGAAATGGAAACTGTATTACACCGGCCCCACCTCCATTCGCAGTACCGAGGTGGTGGAAGGCGACTACAAGGCTGCCGATCTCCTGGGAGAGATGCTCCGCACCGCCAACGCCGTCCTCGCCCAGGATAAATACAACTTCCGCATCTACAACCGAAACGATACTTCCATGCCAGTCCTACACTTCACCGATCCTATAGAGTTCTCTCTCGACCGCGCTGACAACGATCCTCCCGAGATCACCGCCGTCTGCCTCGCATTCCAGGATATTATCGACTCCATCCAGGATAAATACAAAGCTGTTTTAAACGACTTTCCCAACCAGGCTACCCTAAGAACACACATCAAGGCAGAAGACATCAAAAAAGCGGGTATTGCTTCGCCGTATGAGCTGATTGACTTTGTGGTCGCCTTCCAAAACTACCGCATCAGGCCACTCGAAATATCCTACGACCCTATCACCCAGGAAATCGAGATAAGCGGGAGGGCAAAGCATGAATGAGGTAAAGAGACCTGTTATCCTGGTGTTGAACGACCTGGCTAACCGGATTGAAGCGAAGGCCGTCAAGATAATCAGAGAAGAACAGTTGGTGGCTTGGAAAACGCTTTTCCATAGCACCAAGACGAAGGTGGATGAGGCAAATCTGGTTGTGAAGGTATACTCTGCGCCGCATGCGGAGTATATCCAAGAGGGACGTAAGCCGGGCAAGATGCCGCCGGTGCGTCCGATCGAGGAGTGGCTGCGTCAAAAGAAAATCCCGCCGCGGGATGAGGGGCTGGCCGAGAGGGTGAAGAATGTAAAACTGAGTGCAAAGATCAATGACAGGGCGAAGCTGAGCAAACGTCAGCAGGAGCTTGCGGATCACTATCATGTCACAGCGTGGAAGATAGCGCAAAAGATGAAAAGGGATGGGATGAAGCCGCGGCGCTTTCTGCTGCGGGCAGTGATCGAGGCGTGTAGGGAATCGCCCTATGTAGAATCGACGTCTATCAAACCGGTTGGCAAATGAGCTGCGTGGTTGTTGGGGTTGTGAGTTACCGAGGGCTCCTCGGTAACTGAAAGGTCTGTGTAGCAGGGAGTTAGGGGCAACTATTCGATAATATCGATTAGTTCATAGAAAAAAGTAAGGGGATTAGGTAGGTTGTTTCTGTTTGTATGGTAGCGTAGGAAGCATTATAAAATGGCAAGCCCTGGCATTTCACCAGGGCTTTTTTGTGCATTTGTAAGAGATTGGTAAATGGGGCAGTTAGAAACAATCGTGCACATATGCACAGGAAATTTGACTATTTTGGCCCCTGTGACATCTTATCTCCAGAGCCTCGGTAAGACGATAAAGAGCCGAGGCAAAGGAGTGAGAAAGAATGGCAAAACTGAACAAGTTGGACGTGACGTTCATTAGCCTGGTGAAGGATCCGGCGAACAAGCTTGACATCGTGTACAAGGGCGATGGCAACACGTTTACGGATACGAAGCAGATAGCGATCACGAAGAGCACTGCTGAGGGCTTGGTGTATGGCACGGTTTATGCTCCGAACGTGAAGGATGCCGATGGTGATTGGGCGGATGCGGCGACCATTCGAGAGGCCGCGCACGAGTTTCTGATGAAGGGCAGGAATCCGAACATTGATACCAATCACGACGGCAAGGCGGTGGGAGCGAGTGTGGTGGAGAGCTACGTGAATCCCGAAGGGGCTTGGGATGTGGTGATCAAGATGGATCCGAAGAATGAGACATTTCAGAGGATACAGAAGGGTGATTTGAAGGGCTTGAGCATGTATGCAAAGTGTGTGAAGAGCGACGAGGAGCCGCCAGCGGGCGAGGAGAAGAAGGAAGATGGCGAGGTTGCCAAGAGCCTGACGGAGCTGAAAGAGCAGATAGCGAAGATGGCGGGCGAGATTGAACAACTGGGCAAAAAGGTGGATAGGGTGCCGAAGACCAGGCAGATGATCATCGATGGAGACGAGGTGAGGATCACGAAGGGCGAGGGTGCTGAGGAGGCTGTTTTCCACGAGTTTGACTTTGGCAAATTGGAATAGGATAGGAGAAAGAGATGGCAGATATTGACAGAAAGGCATTGGGTATACTTAGTCCTGCAACGGCGGACAAGTTTCTGGATATGGTGATAGCAAATGCGCCCATTTTGCAGATGTGCACGTGTCCGAAGGTGGAGCTGCCGGTGGGTACATATCCGGTGGTGACGGTTGCACCGTATAAGACGCGCAGCTTTACTACGGCGCACACTTCTGCGGGCAGGCAGGGTGTGGCGAGTTTGCAGGATTTATCGGCTGCGGACATCAGTTACAGCGTGAAGGAGCTGGTGCTGGCTTTGAAGATCCCTGACAGCTATGCTGAGGATATGGGGACGAGCACGGAAAGTATTGCAGAGATGTTTGCGAAGATGTTTGCAAAGGATCTGCATGAGGTGATTATCAACGGCGATACGTCTTTGACGCCGGCGACACAGGGGAGCCCTACCGATCAAGAGAGCGTGAAGCTGATGTTGGACGGCCTCTTGACGCAGC